ACACTTGCATTGTGTTGTTTACCTCCTTTACCCTCATAAGTCATTTTACAAGGAACTGAACCAACTGAATCCCACAAGAAACATAAAGAATAATCTAACTCTCCTTTTTCTTGAGCATCAAGTAAGTCATTGATGTAATCTGTAATTTGTTCGATGTAGTCGAAGTCATTATTAAAGATATAGAATCCATCCCAATCAACTTCTCCTGTTTCTGTGTCAACTACTTCCTCACATTCAAAACCCATAATTTTTGCATGTTCAAAAGACCATTTTTGTTCTGTAATAATGAACACGGGAAGAATCCCTTTCTTTTGAGCATCAACAGCAGTTTTAACAAGTGCTGTTGTTTTACCTGTATCTGAATGTCCTAATAACATATTAAGATGTCCGATTGCAGGACCAGGTAAACCAACCGCATCAAGGAACTCTGCACCAAGATCAAAAAATCTTTGTGGTTTATATTTTGCCGATGTAGAAAACTTTTTCTTCACGGAGCTAAAATCATTTTTTTTCAGTGCCATTATAGTTCGTAGATTTTAAAATTTGTAATTGTTTCTAATTTGTCTTTAGCGTCAGTTAGTTGTCCAACTAAATGATCCATTTCTTCTGTATGTTGAGGATGTTCTCCAATACCAACAGGATTTGTAAAATAAACATAGAGCCTTGCTTCGGCGTCGGCAATTTCTGCCTCATATTTTTTTATTAAAGCATCCTTCAATTTTTCCGCGATCATTGATTTCATATTTTTTTGTTTTTTTTAAAAATATAAACAAAAAAACGGGAACAATAAACTGCTCCCGTTATACTTTTTGGAATTAATTTAGAATGGTAGTTCTTCGTCTACTTCGTCATTTGCTTGTGGATCTTCAACCTCAGTAATCGACACTGACTTTGATCCTCCCATAGAAACTTCAGCGGTTTCATCGTTTGAATATACATAACCACCTTTTTCAGAATCCCATTTTGGAGTTTCTCCTCTTGCAATTGCTTCAAGGTATTCGACAGGTTTTTTGGAGTATACATCTTCCCAAGTCATCTCATCACCAACCCACTCAGCCATTTCATTTGAGTCATCTGAAATTGGTGATGGATCATCATACATAACAGTTTGGATAACTGTGTAAGTTGCACCCTTAGGTGTTTTTGCTTTAGTTAACTCGAGAATCAAGTCACGACCATTGTCAGGGTCAGTGATGTCTCCTTTAGCTTTCCAAATTGGAATGATTTTATCAAGGATTCCTTCTTGTTTATAGTTGTGTTTAAATCTCCAAAATTTAACACCATCTTGTTCGTTATCACGATCGATAACTTTAACGATATAAAATTTACGAGATCTGTATTGTGTGGCTAATTGTTTATCAGATTCTTTTCCTGTTGACATAAGTTCTTCGTAAACCTCGTTTAAAGGTGAACGCTCATTGTCGTTTTTGGAAGGGTCATAAAACTTTTGCCATTTACCGTCTACTTGAACTTCGTGAAACCATACTTCTTTGAATGGTGAGGACCCGTCGGTTGTAGGTAGGATTCGAATTTTTCTCTGTCCTTGTTTTTCATTATCTTTCAAGAGAGCCGCAAAGTATTTTTTCATTCGGTCTTCTGAAGACATTTTGTTTGTAGTGTTTGAACTACTTTGTGATTTTTCGTACTGTGCAAGTACTGCGTCTAATGAATTTGTCGCCATGTGTAATTAAAAATTTAGAGTTTATGTGTAAAAATTATAGTTGTAAAAAAAGGTATAGTCAAATTGTGTCAGAAAAAAATTTAAGGTCGATAATTTCGACCTTAAACCTTATGAATTATATCTATTTAAAATCATGTCGTCTTCGTCTTCCATTGGTTCATTGAATGATTGTTCTATTTCAGATGCGCTGTAATTTTCAACATCATCTTTTGTAAGAACATATTCATTTTTCCCACTTCTTTCCATGTCTTCTTCTTTATCTTTAAAGAAATCAGCTAAGTTTTGTTTAAATGGACCCGAATCTAAAGATCTAAGTTCTAATTTTTCTTGTGCCGTTTTAGGTCTGTACTTTTCAAGTTTAGCATCAACTAAATCGATTTTCTGAACTAAACTATCCATTTCAGCCAATTTATCTTCCATAGTTTTAATTTGATTAAACAAGTTTTCAAAATACTCTTCTTGTTTATCTGCCATGGTTTTTTGAGAATCTACAAGATCTGTAATGTCCAATTCTTCAACATCGCCTTCTCCTCCTTCACCTTCAGGTGTAACTTCTTCAACATCAGGATCAGTCGCAACATCTACAGGTGCTCCCGCTGCCGGTGCTGCTGGTGCTGGTGGTGCCGCAGGATCAGTAGGTGGTGCTCCCGCCGCAGCAGGGTCTGCTGTAGGATCTACGGGTGGTGCTCCCGCTGCCGCAGGGTCTACTGTTGGATCTACAGGTGGTGCATCTTGTTCTAAGATATATTTGTTGATTTGTCTATATCTTGCAATCTCATTTAATATTTTTTCGTCAATTTTCATTTCTATCCGTTTAACAGTGTTTTTATCCCTTTATTGGTTTCGACTTGGATTTTTTTAAAAGTTTTCATTGTATTATCAACTCTTTCAATCAATCCGTCTTTCATTCTAACTGTATAACAGTCACCGGTGTCTAAGTCACAAACTTGTTTTGTACCATCACCCATATCTTTTTCAGAAACTCTAGTGTTTTTTCCTAAGTAGTTATCCAATATTAATTTAACGCTCATAAGTTATTTTATTTATAAATATCATCATTGTTTTAAAATTGCGATTGATTGATTGAATGCATTCACAAATTCTTGTCTAAGTTTGGTTATTTGGTTAGGATCTGCCTCTATTTGTTTATATACATTTTCATTTTGATTAGTAGGGTAATACAAAACATATTCTTTTGCCAACGCAAATGGAATTGCATCTTGTCCAAATTGTGAAAAGTCATTAAGGTCGTTATTTAAAAATCTTGGTATGTTTCCAACTCTAGTGTATACAAACTTTATAAAGTCTTTTAAAGATCTAAAGACAACTATCGGTAAGTTTGGATTTGAACCTCTCGATACACAGAAGTATTTTCTATTTATATATTCAAAAAACTTATCTGAGTAAACTTCGGTTAGATTTATTGTACTATAATTATTTTCATATGCACTTACTGACGAACCACTTTCAGTTCCTGAATCAACATATACAAATGTGAATATTATTGATATTAAATTTTGATAGGTAAGTCCAGTTGGTGATAATCCTTGTTCACTCAAGACTTCTTCAATTGTACTCATTAATACTTTAGTTGATACTGTAGTTTGTTGAGGTGTATCAACACCTACAAATCCTGCGTAACTATTATTAATCTGCGCGGCACAATCTTGATTTTGAGTAAGTTTGTCTTCAGAATTTAAATTGGCAATTGTATTTTCAGCTTGTATTTTAACATTTTCGGATTTAGCCTTACTTATTTGTTCATTTTCTTTAACCTTAGTTTGAAGTTGGGAAACTAGTTTTTCGTTAAGTGTTTGTAAGAAGTTCTCAACTGAAGGTAAACTATAGAATGGTTGTCTTGTTCCATCAAATTTAGTTTCAAATCCACTTTCATTAATAGTGTGAGTTACTTTAGTAATCATGTATGGTCCTGAAAACATAGGTATGTTTCTAATATTGAAATACATCATAGGTTGTATTAATGCACACCCCATCATATCTACTGAACAAGCATAACTTCTATTTTTATATAAGTTATATAATGAAACATTTTGTGTTGTAGATCTCCGGTTCTTTCCTAAATTAGCCATTTGATTCAACATTTCTAAAGATTCTGATGTTGGTTTACCAGGATCTTGAGCCACACTGAATGATTTGAATATTTGTTGGTTCTCCCTTGTAGGGTCTACATTAAATCCAATAATCTTGTTAGACTTATCCCAATCATTTTTGTTTTTAAGATTTTCTAAAAGTGGGTTGTCGCTAGCTCGTCTCAAATCAAACGCATCATCTCTAAATCTATAATCAATATTGTCATTCATGTTAAGGTGTTCACTTGGTTTACTAACATAGTAACAAAGAAACTTAGGCGAACTTTGTCTGTAATCTACATTCAGATAAGTTCCGAACATCATATTACCAACTTCTAATGTTCCGTCAGGTCTTGGTGTTGGGTTTTTTTGTGCGTCTTGTACATTATAAAAGTTTACATATGCCGGTAACATGAAATGTTGAAAATTGTTTTGAATTAATATTGTGGTTACCATATCCAACAAAGTATTCTTGTAAGAATTACTACCTTGTTTTTTTTCAGTCGCACCATCTTCGAGCAAATTTATAATACCGTAGATATCAACTAAAATTTTGTCACCCACATTTCTACTTGCCCTATCGACTAACAATACATCTTCAAATAATGTTTTACTTTCAAAATCAAATCCAGCAATCCATGTATCATTTAATGCTTTGAAAGTTTCCCACAATTCAACTCTTGTTTGTTCAGTGAAACCAGCTTCCAAGTTTGCTCTTGTTGCAGTATCATCGTTACTTACGAAGACATTTGGTAGTTGTTTTCTTACATATGGTAACATCACATTCAAAACATTACCAATATAAAGATCCGACTCATCAATATATGTATTCATTAAATTATAAAAACTACCCAAATTTAAATTGGGCGTTTTTAACTTTTGTGATGCATAAATTTTAATTAAAGGTGCAAAGTCTTGAACATTTTTTTCATTGAATGCAACATTCATATTAATAAAAAAGTCTGTTATATAAGACCCACTATTTTTATATTCTAACTGAGGTATTGTTGATTTACCAACATAATATTCTAAAGCTTCCCATGTTTTTGGGTTTTGTGTTTTCGATTGTGCAAGAGAAACTTGGGGTGGTAAATTTCCTTGTTCATAAGGACTATAAATAATTGGTTCTTCAATAAATTTTGAAGAGAAAGTGTAAAACAATCTCTTATTAAAATTACTTGGATTTCCATATTTAAAAGCAACATCGTAATTAATAAACTCACTTAAGACACTTTGAAACTTTTGATTTTGTTCTGTTATTACATTTTCAAGTTTTACTTCTGGCGAATCACCACTTGGTTTATTAACCACCATCAGTTCTCTCATTAATGCTTGGAAATTTTTATATGATCTCTCAGCATCTGTAATCTCATTTACCCTTCTTCGAGAACCTGGCACAAGTTCTTGTTGTATCAATGGATTTGGTAAAGTATCTTCAAAATCGTAAATTGACCTACTAAAATTTAAAAACTCGGATTCAAGATAATCTAAAACACTTGTGTCAAAAGTTGTAAATAATTCTTCAAAGTTTGAGTAATCTGAGTTTTTACCGTTAATTGAAAAGTTTTGTTGGTCTGCTTGGTCGAAGAGTATTTTCTTCATGTATGTCTCAGGATCATTTTTAACAACTCTTGAATTGTCAAACCACCCAAACTGTGGTACATCCCAAAACAATCTTACACTTCCATTAAACATTGATGGGTTGTTAGATAGTTCCTGTTTCATCAAACCAAATTTGAAAGCTTCTGATTTTACTTGATTTATGTTTGATCCAAATGAAGGTGTGACAAAATAAGTGTTTGGGGCTTTTGTATTTCTTACCAATACAGACCACGGACTTATTCTCATCGATCTCTGTAAACTTGATAAATCAAAACCAGGTGTTTCATAAATTGTTGAGTTTGTTGTATTCATCATTATTAAATTCTCATTATTCAAGTTGTTTTGAATTTGTTGAGAACCAATACCTTGTATTACAACACCTTGTAATACAAAAGGAGATGTAACTGACGGTTGTATTGATGAGGTTTGATATAATCCAATGCCTCCAGTTGTTCCTGAAATCTGTGATGAAATTATTAAGTCACCAAACAAATTAGTTCCATTAAGAATACTACCATTAGTTATAAGATTGTTTGTGATTGATAAAACTTGTACTGGCGGATTTAATACATTATATGCGTAAGATTCTGCGGGTGAAGTTGATATTTCATATATTTGAGTGTTGGCCGAAGAAGCACTAAAAACATCCAAAATAGTAACTGCAGAAACAGATGAACTTCCGCTTAAAATAGAACCTAATTGTAGTTGATATTGACTATTATTTGTTATTGTTCCAAAACTACCCAAAATAAAAGGTAAACTTGTAAACGCCGCGTTAAAGTTGAGAGGTGTTGTATAAAAACCAACTCCTCCTGGTGTACCAGTTTGTTGAGTGATCAACTGAATTGTCGCATTAAGTGCCGGTATAAAAATTGTGTGTGGTAGTGTGATGTAATTATTTGTAATTGAATTAATTGTAATACCCGTACCATTTGTTGAACAAGTACCTGTAACTTGAATTGTGTTACAAGTACCTGATATAGACTGTACCACTAAGGTACCATTGACTTGAGATTGCCCACTAAAAATTTTTAAACCTTGTATAAACACATTCCAATCATCAACTAGTTGAGGGTAAAATCCTGTGTTAATATCAGTAAATGCCGGAGCTGGTGAAGTTGCATCTAAGACTAAATTTCTTGGTGTACCATCAATAGTTAGATTATATGAATAGGTTGCTGCTGATGTTGCAGGGTCCCAATTTTCTAAATAGTTAAAATCTTTCCAAACTTCATCTAAAATATCTACTCCCGTTTCTTTGTATACTTTGTATCTGTGCCATATTGAACCGTACTTTAAAATCCAAGCATATGGTAATTTGTGTACCGCACCAAACTTTTTCAAAGTTGAGACTATATAATCCAAATCAGTTGTCGTAGAATCTTTTAGGGTTCTATATCTTTCTTTAAGAGTTGCTAAAGGTAAACTATTCAGAAACAAGTATGCAGCACTTTTATATGGTGATACTTCGTTTTGTTTATATCTAAAGTTAAATACCCCTCTTTGTATAGCATTAATAAAATAAGGGGTATTCATCATTGAGGTAGTTTGATTTGCAGTCAACTGACCTACATAGTTTTCATAATTTAAATTACCCTCAGTAATTACTTGAGATGAAAATTTTCTAGTTTCATAAAATGTTTTAAGAAGTTCCGAATTTGCGGTAACATCTATGTTTAAAAAATTAAAATGAGTAAATGGTCTTTTATCATTTCGTGTATCTTGTAGTGTAAAGTTTGTAACCGTCTTGTGAACTTCATTGTAATTTAAAATATTTTTAGTGTCATAAACCTCGTTTGCGTTATTTAAACTTTTACCGTTTGCCATGTTTACTTTTACCCATGGAAAATCTGTAATAGGGTATGTATCAACAAAATCAAATTCATTTGATACTGATGAATCACTGAGATATTTAGTTATATTAACAATATTGTTTTGATTGCTTAGTGATACCGTTGGTTGAGATTCTAAAGATGAAAAAATCGCTCCATTATATAACACATTAGGATTGTTAACATCATTTCTTAAATATGGAGTAACAAATTCACCTCTAACAAATGTTTGCCAACTTTCACCTTGTCCTTCATTTGAGATGTGTCTTAAAAATGGTACATAATTATTAGAATCTAAAAGATACTCTTTTAATTTTTTTGCCAAGAATGGATTATCAACACCCAAACTTTGTAGTACATTCACCGCCTCAGCGTCTCCTTCAACTTCATATATGCTTAAGTTGTATCCTGATTTTCTATTAAATCTACTATAAAAAGAGTTTATCATTAATCTCTCATAGATTTCATAAAAATATTTCGATTCTTCTTTGTTTTGAAATACCTCATTTGAAATAGGAAAATCAATCCCGTTTAACGATTCTCTTTCGGGTTGTAAATCAGAACCAAATGATTGTGAGTCAAATAAATCAGTATTAATTCTTTCTGTATAACCTTTGATGAATTGTTCAACAAATTCAACTTCAGGCCAAACTTCAGGACTGTAAGCCCTATATGTCGTTGCAACTGTTTGATCACCAGGATAAACGATTTCAAATTTTTCTTTATTATCCTCACCAATAGTTTCTTTAATAACCTGTGGCCATGGATAAATTGGTTCGTTATTTTGGGTAGAAGTTTTAACATCAACACTTGGTGCCGATGTTACATTACCAAATATTGCAGCTCTTCTGTATTTATTCTCTCTTTGATCCCAAGCTTTTTTATGTACCTCATCGAGTAATCTAAGAAACGCTTCACCTTGACAATAAAAGATTGCTAAGATGTTTCTTATGTTTGGAACAAATCCTAAACCTCCGTTTCCTTGAGAGTTGAATTTTGTTGCCAAACTGGCACTTATAGCGGACTCAACAGTTTTTCTTTTTTCAGATGCAGTTTTAGCTATTTGATCTGTCGTTTCCATGAATGAACCAGGTCCTTCGAATACATAAACCTTGTTATCGTTTGCGGCTAATGTACCTTCCAAAGTTTTTTTGTAGTTTATAATTACAGAATCTGACTCTGAATAATCTCCTTTTGGTGCATTTTTTTGTGCGACATATGTTGCAACCAAATCAATCATGGAAATATCGATTTGTCTTTGAAATGTGTTTTCAAAATCTATATTGACAGGTATGTTTGATTGTGTTGTTACACCCCCAACCGTAAAACTTCCTTTAATACCAAACACTGAATTTTGTTGTAAAACATCATTGTATTGATTTATGTCCGCAACTAACTTTGAAATTGCGTCAACTCGTTTGTTTGGGTCTTCATAAACTGTTTTGAAGACATAGGCATTCTGAAATTTTTTTTTCAAAACAATTGGATAGTCTCTATCCATATAGGTGGTAAACCAAGATCCGCTTGAAAATAAAAAAACTTTTTGTTGGTATGTTAATAGATTGTTTGTATACAAAGTCATATCAGTCAGAAGACCCATATTTTCTTTCTCAAACTGATCTAAAACTTCTTTGATAAAATTTTGTAATCTATATTTTAACTGTAACAAAGTTATTTCAGGGAGGTTGTCAGGAATTAAACCTTTGGATTTATAAATAGAATAAACTTCTTTCATTTTCTGATAACCTCTACTCACTGTTTGTGGTGCCGTAACCGAACCAGATCCTGATACCGTATTACCTTGTTCCTTAAGTATAGGGGTTGTTGTTATACTACTTTTATACATTTGTGGAACTGCCATAAGAGCCCCAAAATTCACATAAGAAAGTAATGTATATTTGTATGCATAAAATTTTAACTTAATTTGAAAGTTATGTGTACTTGGATCAAATGTGGATGTGAAAGATTGTAACATTATTGGAAATTTGATTGCTTTTCCATAATATCCTTTAAGTGTTAAAGTAAACTGTGGGTACGGTAATTGAAAAAATGCTGCATATGGAGAATTGTTTCCACCTTCAAAAAGTGCTCTTCCTTTCACATCTTCTAAGTCAACATCAATTAGAGGTAAGAAGTCGGTTCCTA